GAGCGGTTTGCCATTCCATCATTAGAGCCGTGACCCTCTGGAGGTGCTGGATTGCCTCGACGAGCTGGGATGATGTGGAGGCTTTTCTCGCTGCTGCCATGGGTCTCCTAGTCGTGGGCGACCACGGCTTTTCCTCGAACGAGTCCATATTACCATCCCCCCTCTGCCCGAGTCAATGAAGGCTCGCGTCCGTGGGTGTAGCCGGCAAGGAGGAGTGGTCAGCCCCTCGCCGCGAGCCCAGGTTCCTACGGCGGGTTGTGTCCCGTTCCGTCTCCTACGGGGCTACCTCCCATGTCTCGCCCGAGTCCGGAAATCCCGGCGAGCTCGTTCGAGCTGTGTGAGGCTAGGTACGCTGCGAAGGCTACTCCGAAGATGATGAGCGGCCATGCGAAGATGCCGAGGATACGCATACGCTTCATTTGTCTCACCTCCTTTCGACTTCGGTTGGTGAAAAGGGGGCGGACTAGGACCGTAGGTGACACCAGCACCTGTAGGAGTTGGTGAGTCTCCGATTCCAGCCCTTGCGAGCACATAGGCATCCTAGTCCGCCCCCACTCATTTGCGGCGCTGCCGTGGCCATAGGCCGTCTTTCGACGACGATGGTTACTCCAGCCTTCGTCAGCGCCGCTATTCACTTCGCCCCACTCTCGACAACGGATCATGCCCCCGCTTCTCCAGCATCGCCACCTTCTCGCGCAGCGCCTTGAGTTCTGCCTCGATGGCGTCGGCCCATTGCTGCGCCACGTTCGCGTAGATCGTCATGCCGTTGTCCGCGTGCAGCCGCATCTCCCTCAGCGCGTCATCGGCGGTCACGGTTTCTCTCCCTCCAGCATCTTGCGGATTGCGTCGACCTCGCTGTGGTCGTCGTAAACCATATCAATCAAGTACAAGAGGCATCTGCGCTCCTCCGGCGCGAAGCGGGGGGCGCGGCGGTTCCAGGCTGCTACGACATCTGGCCGTTCGTGCCTAGCTTTCTTGTGAGTAGCCATAAGCGCAGCGCACTGATCGTTTAGGCACCATGCAGCGTCGTGCCCGTTGTAGTGAGCACCTGCCCCGCAAAACGGGCACGGCTTCAACTCACTCATGCTTCCCCTCCAGCGCGGCGAGGAGACGGGCGGCGTATACATCCCTGCGCTCTGCCAGTAACTCAGGCGCTATATGGGCCATGTCGTTGAGCACCCAACGCACGGCCTCCTCCCGCTGCTTTAAGAGGGCGCGCAGGTCGTCGCTTTCCTTCTGCCAACCAGCTTTCTCCTGCTTCAACTCCGCGATGATGGCGCGGAGTTCGGTCGGATAGTGGAAACCGTCGCCACGAAACGGACCGTCTCTGGCTATACTCTTCGCCAGAACCTCTAGTCTCTCGATTAGGGTCACTTCTTCCCCTTCCGCTTCGGATTCTTGCCGTCGTCGTAGGTGATGGTGCAGGGAACGATCACAAATCCTGGCGAAAGGAATGCGAAGTTAGATTTATACCTAGCAACATCATCTGGAGAAAGGTCGCCCTTACTATTCATGGCCGCCCACGCCTTCACGGTCCGCTTCATTTCCCGTCTCGCTTCGCCACTAGGGCGCGGTAGGCGGCCACAGACGCTTTCCACTCCGATTCGATTACTATCGACTCCTCGGATTCCAGTTCGCATCGGATGTATTCACTCGCCGCCTCCTGGAACGCCCGCTCCTCGTCGAACGTCTCAAGATGGGCGCGGAGGATGACGGCGCTCCGCTCGTACCCTGGATCGCCAGACTCCTCGCCATCGGCCCTCGATATGATGGCATCGAGTCCCACTTCAATCGCCGCCCGAAGCTCTGCCGAGGTGGGGGTCATGGCTTCTCCACGTCCCAGATCATGAAGGCGAAGTTGGCGACATCGATCATTTCATCGAAAGCTATGGGCAGATTTTGATGGGCCCAAAGGTATTCGCCAAGCTCTCGATGCAGTTTCCAGTAGAGGTCCATCGGGGGCTCGTCGCGCCAGTCTGATTTGGCGACGTTCTCTGGCAGGTTCAGTTTGGCGAGCATGGCGTCGTGGAATTCCTTGAGCCGCGATTCTCTCTCGGGCGTGATCTCGCTCACTTCTCATCCTCCACGGTCACGCGGACCTTCCTTGATTCCCCCGGCTTGAGCGGCCTCATCCCGGCGTGGACGAGCGCGTTGGCGCAAACAGTCGCCGGAACTTGGCCGCGACGAACGCGGATCACACAGTATTTCGTGCCCGGCTCATCCCACACCGTAACCACGATGCCCTTACGCTTCGCCGTGGGCTTGGTCATTCCGTGCCCGCCGCCTTTCCGTAGACGATTTGATTCTTCCGCATGTTCGTCTTGAAGCGCTGGCTCCTTGCGACGGCTTGACCTACTGATGACATGCTCCCGCCCGGAGTGCGAGCAGCGACTATCTCGCGGAAGAGCCAGCCTTCTTCCCAGTCTTCGAGCGGTGGATGGCTCGCAGCCATTACCTCATGGTGCCTGGAGCAGGTGGGAGAAGAATAGTTTTAGTAGCTGTATTGCTGCGACAGCTGCGATTGTCGAGGAAATCGAAAAGATAGATCCAGTAGAGAAACGTCCCCTCCTGCTGCTGGACTACTGCGGAGTCGGCCTTCGCCTCCTTGCCCGCCTCGACTCGCTGGAGGACGAGGGTGGAGTCCGTGCGCCCCGATTGCTGCGCCCAGATTTCGATGCGGGCGAGGTCTTTGAGGGTATCCGTCGCGGAGGGCGTGCAGCTTCCGAGGGCGGTGGCGTTAAAGCGGGGGTTATCCCACGTCAGCGTTACTGGGCTCGCCGCCGAACAGCCGGCGAGGAGAGGAATGAAGAATGCGGCGATTGCTAGAGCCTTGCGCATCTGACCTCCTAGGTCTCGATTTCCGGGTGATACTTCCCTTCGTCCTGCGCGAATGTCCAGGCCACGGAGGCTCTGGCGGTGGTGAGAGTTGGTGGAGTGCGAATGAAGTAATCTTTGTGGGAGCCGTCGGGCTCGGGCGTGCTGTTGACGACCTTGACCATCTGGATGGCTTCGTCGTCGGCGATCTCCTTCCGGTAGAGAATCCCCCAGTCGTCCTTGTGGATCTCGACCGCGCCGGAATCCAAGAGATACCGCGCTTGCCCATACTTCTCGATCATCACGCGGCGGACCTCGACGTTGGCTTCCGCTTCGATCTCCGCTACGGTGATTTTCTCGGGGGAGAGGACGACGTGTTCTGGAACCTCCACACCGTGCACAAGGCAGTATCCAAACCCGTCGGGGTAGAGAATAGCCCAGTCCGAGTCCGCATGGAGTCTACCCCTATCATCCAGCGAAAGCCTCTGAGGGCGTTCCGTAAGAATGGCCACAGAGTCGTAAGCCCACCACCAGCCGCAGGATTGCGCCACAAGATTGAGCCCTTCGAGTTTTCGACACTCTTCAACGCCGCAGACTTGAGCGAAGAAATCGTAGAAGCACAAGATACTGGCATCGTGCTGACCATAGGCAGCGTTATGGAGCTGGAGGTCGGAGAGGCAGGAGATGACGAACTCACGGCTGACCTTCTTTTTCTCGGAGGCACTTAACGCCTCGATGAGCGGCATGCAGGAGTCCACGACGGCGAGGATCCTGTCGGAATACTTCTGCGGTGATTGTCTCGCAGCCACCGGACGGTTACCGCTTCCGCTCTCGCTGACCTTTGAGATCACGGTGTCTACGATTGCTCCGGCTAGCGGCGAGCCTAGCCAGAAGATGTGTTGCGGCGGGGTCTGACCTGCGGCCTGATACGCCATTCTCACGCCGGTCTCGGCGAGTGGACGATTCGCCGAGGAGGTTGAGAGGCCATGCTTCATCCACTCTGCGAGGAACTGCGGGAAGCGGTCTTTCTGTTCTTGAGTCAGTTCCAACCTAACTCCTTTCCTGAAACTTCCCCCGCCGAGCCAGCGTCAGTCTCCGGCCATCTCCGGCGTCACGACTGGCTCAGCATGAAGGCGATTAACACCGTAGTCCCAATCCTTCGGCACTTACGAAGACCCGCGAACTAGGAAGGCACGGGACCCGTGGGGCGGTAACTTGGCGCGGGTTCTCGGCAGAGATGTGCTCCGCGTTGCACCTAGTTTCCTCGGAGGCTGCCGCCCTACGGTGCTAATCCAGAACCATCCGCGGGGCTTCCGGCGCATACTCGCGCTGGCGAACCACCTTGTAAACCCCCGGCTCGACCGTGATCGTGCCGTGTTCCTGGTGCTTCAACGGCATTGGCTCGGCGACGCGGAGGAACATCGTGCCGTCCTTCTCCGCGATCTCCAGAGGATACTCCGTGCCGTCGCTCGCTCCGCCGACCTTACACGGCGCGGCGTCCAAGACATGGAAATGGCCCGTGACCTCGCCTTCAGCGAGAATCGCGTTGGGCACTGGCTTGAACTCTAGGCCCTCCGGCGTGCTGTCCAGCTTCTCCATCCCTACATCTCCCTGGCGGTACTTGAGCATGGAATCTCCTTTCGGGTTGGGCTGCGGACTCCCTACGCTACACCACTACTCGGCGAGAGGCAATTCGTACTTCTGGTCCCGGACGGCTAGGCGGATAAGCGCTGACTCCAAGTCCTGCATCAGAGAACTTGCGTGTTCTTGTGACAGAATGACACAGGTGTCGTCCCCGATCCGGACCCTCACTCGGCCGACCGTGGTGGTTGAGACTTTTGGGTTCTCGGAGACGAAGGCGACGTGGGAGACGGATGAGCTCATGCTTGTTCAGATGCTCCTTTCGGGGGGAGGGATTCGGATAAAGTGTAGACTCCGCGATCGGTCTTGCGGATGGAGCCTTTCGTGGTGAGATAAGCGAGGGTATTTGTAACCCTTCGCTCTAGTTCTAACTTGCTCCAGGCGGGGTACTTGGCTCGCAGCGCCGCCGTGACGGCTTTGCGTTCCGTGGGGCCGGAGGAGAGGGCGGATAAGACTACCTCCCGCCTTTCGCTGTAGAGCTCGCCTGAGAACTGGAGGGATAGGATGGGTTCGTCTGCTGTTCCCGCCTCGCCGAAATGGACTACGGAGGAGTCCTGTTTCATGGTCCCGCCACGGGATTTGGGAGCTTTGAAGTAGAAGCCATCTGCTTTCCCCGCGCCGTAATGGGGGCGGATGAGGATATGCTGGTCTACGGATCCGGAGATCACGGACGCACCGCGAGCGCGGTAATTGGCCGACTTCCCCTCGACTGCCTTGGCGGTGTGTGTGGAGATGAAGATAGACAGGAAGTGCTTATTCCGCAGGTACTTGAGCCTTCCCATGACCTGCTTCATCTCGACGTTATCGTTCTCGTTGAGGTTATGCATTTCCAGCAACGTGTCTAGCATTAGGACGTTTATGTTGTAAAGGTCTATGGCTTCTTCGATTAGGCGGAAGCTGGCGGGATCCATGAGGTCGAAGCCCTTGTTTAGCAGCATGAAGGAGCCGGAGGTGGTTCTTATCTCCATGCCGCGAGCAATTTTCTGCGCTTGGCCGATGTAATCCCAGGTGGGGGCGTCTTGGCCGATGTACATAACTCGTTGATATGGCGCGGGTTGGAAGGCTCCGAAGAGCGGCTCGCCAGAGTCGAGGGATAGGGCGGCTGCGGACATGAAGAGGGATTTCCCGGCGAAAGGCTCGCCGGAAACTAGTGTGATGGAATGAGATAGGAGGAAATCCTCAAATAGCCAGGGCGGGCGGGCGACGCGGCCGGAGGTGATGTCCAGGAAGAAGGTGGGGGAATGCGTGTCTTCCCAGTCGCGGCGGGATAGATCGGATAGGACATGCTCGCCGCTATCGTCGGGTTCGAAGTCGTCGGACATGGCTCCTTAGATGCGGGCGGGATAGACGCGGTTCGAGGTTTGTTTGGGTCTTTTTGGGAGATAATGTTTTTTCCATTATAGGGGGAGAGAGACAACGGTGCTCCCCGGGGGTCGCACACGTTGCTCCTTCTCCACCCATTTGGCGGATTTGGGCAATTTGACGGGATAGGGGGTCTTTCCGTCAGGCCGATACCTCTGGAGGGGGTTGCTTGGCGAAACGGGCTCCTATCGGCGGCTTTCTGGGCTTGCCGAGCCTCCTGGGCAGCGGGATAGAGTGTTTTTCCGGGTCGAGATCCCAGAAGAGGGTTAGGCCAGCGGCCCTGGTTGGCTCGCCGAGCCGTTTCCGGAGCCGCCTAGCGTAGATGGGGGAGCTCGTCCAGACGGTTACGTCCCCCGAGTCGGATAGGATTATGGCGGTTTCGCGCTCTTCTCGCGTTCTAGGCATCGGCGCGCCAATAGGTGATATCGCCCGTGTGTTCCCGGTAGGCGTAGATTCGGGGGGTTAGCTTGACCCAGTAGCCGGGATGGTCTCGCTCGGGAGAATCCATCCAACGTATTGCGCGGGATTGGGTTCGGTCGGAGGGCACTATTTGGGTAACGTATTTACCGTCTATTGTATGGCGCACGGCTTACCTCCCGATAGATGGTGATAGGCTCGCACGCACTCCAAACGACCGCGCCCGAGCTCGCGTGGGACTCGGCGCAAGCGAGGGCGAGGGATAGCATGAGACGCTCGACGGGCTCGCCGGAGCCGGCCGGGGGAGTGAATAGGCCGAGGATCCGGGAGCCGGATAGGTCGCGGACGGTTAGGTCGCGGAGCATGGGATACCTCCTAGTGAGGGCAGACAGATCGCGTTTTCTGTTCTAAGCTTCCGATCCATAAATCCCTCCTAGGCTAGGTGGTAGTACGCGATGAGCGCCGAGCGAATGACGGCGAACGTGCGGGCTCCGAGCCGGACCACGGTTCCCGCCGGCGGGTCGATGGGCGCGTGTTTTAGGTACCAGGCCATTTGATCGGTTTCGAGATCGGTAGGGTCTACCGGCTCCAAGACGCCGATGTAACGATTGTCTCGCGCCAGTGTCGGGCCGGAGCCGGAATTGGGATAGGTGACGGAGAACATTAGGCTTTCTCTCGGTCTAGGCCGTCGTGCGAGCAGCCGATTTGGCCGCATACGCCGCAGTAGGCTTCGCGGTCTAGGGGAGTGATGTCGTCGGGATCATAGGCGAAATGGCGATCGTCGCCGATCATGACCATAACTACTTTGCCCGTGCGCTCCTCGATTCCTGACCATTCGGTATCTTCGTCGGGCGCGGTTTCCCATCCGAGCGCATACCAAGCGATGCCGTTATAGTTGGCCGTGGTGTAGGCTTCCGCGGAAAATGTCGCGTCATCGCGTTCATAGTGGAGTTTCATGTTAGACCTCCTCCTCCGCATCGGGATCGAAAGCGTAGCCCGAGCGAGCGTCGGCTAGGGCAGAGTCGGCGGAATCGAACGGGCCGTTAGCATCGCCGTCGGGCAAGCATCCGGGGAAACAGGCTTGCCAATACCAGCCCGTGCCCGGACAGTCTCCGTCCAGGTATGTAGGATGCGTGCCGTTCACAAGGAATATCGCGTCTTCGTGATTATGGTAGAAGACCTCAAGGTCCGGCAGAGCGTGCGGGTCGGATTCGCGTCGAGGATCGGAATAGGCTTGCATGGTTAGGCTCCCTTCGATTCGTGGTACTCGGCGCACGCGGCACACATGGGGATTTGTGTTTCGTAGTTAGGTAGCCATTCGCCGGTTATTGGGTGAGTTGATGGGACCAGTATCTTCACAAGGCGGACGGCATCGTGCCCGCAATAATCATCGGCATTGTGTCGTCCTACGTTCGCGTGGCGCACGTCCCGACACTCGCACCACGTTCCTGCTTTGATCGCTTCCATTAGCGGACCTCCAGGGTGGCGGAGATGTTGTGGACTTGCAGGAACCGGAGACGTTTCGCCGCGGCCGCGAGGGATGTGAAGGATTCCCGCTTGACGCCGAGCGTATGGGTGATCCATGTTATGATGTACATACGTCCTCCGTATCTAGTCGGATGCACCATTGCGTCCGATGGATTCAGGGGAGTGCAAGCGCTAGGCCAGTGGCGTAAGTGGCCGTTTTTCTGATAGGGTGTGTCAAGTTTGACACATCAAACCGTTGCAAAATGCAACACTCGCACGACGATAACGCAATGGGCTCGGCCGGCGAGTCGGACATGGCAGCTGGCGAGTCAATCACGGTTGGATGGCTCGGGGGCAAGGGGAGGGCAAGGGCTCGCGGTCGGGCTATATGATGAGAGCTCGTGGGCTGGCTGGATCGAGCCAGGACGATGACGGGGGGACGACCCAACGCGCGGGAAATGGGACGTTCTCTAAGAGCATCCTAGTGCGGCGGCAATTTCGATTTTCACTCGGGAGGAAGCCATGAAGAAAGGCAACGAAGGCAAAGTCCAGGTCGGGTTGCTCCAGGTCGTCACCTTCATCCTGCTGGTCACCCACAACTACTTCATGGATTTCATCACCGGCCGCTTCTGGGAGCGGGGCCAGTTACCGTAGGAGGCTGATTTGCTTCTTAGCGTCCCAAGCGCCACCCACGACCTAGCCATGGCGAACGGCTTCTCACCCCATTCGACCCCCGACCGCTACACCGTCTGCTCCATGTGTGACAGGCCCATCCTGCCGAAGGAGCCCTGCTACATCTTCGTCCACGACTCCTCCTCCGTGGACCTCTGGTGTTCGCCCTGCGTCGAGACCAAGCTCCCGGCCCAAATCGCCTCGGAGCGAGCCCTCCGATGAGACGCCAGCCAAAAAAGACCGAGGAAATCCGCGCCTTCCTCCGCGCCGACCCAACCCGCATCAACTGGACGGCCTCCGCGATCGCCAAGTCCTGCGGCTGCTCGATCGGCCTGGTCCATCGCATCAAGAAGCTCTTCGACCCCACGCGCCCGCAGCGGTCCTACATCCGCCGCAAGCCGCTGATCCGGGGTAGGCGAGCCCTGCATGGCACACCGCCGGTGGTCGCCGAGGACGCCGCAGCAGAGGTCAAGGCCCTCATCGAGGATCCCTTCATGTCCACGGACGACAAGCGGCGAGCCCTCCGCCGCCTGGTCGAGTCCCCCGACGTTCGGGACGAAGCGAAAATCTCCGCGATCCGCACGTTGCACACGATCGACGAGAGCTCCGGCAAGGCCCAAGACCTCGGCCCCGGCAAGCCCCTGACCTTCGAAGATATCGTGCATAGGCTTTACCTCCTCATCACCGCCGCGGGTCCCGACGCGGCTCGGGAAGCGGTCCGTCTCGCCAAGAAGGAGTGGGGAATCGATGCCAGCGTTGAAGCTCCCAAAATTCCTACGGCATGAGGAACGAGGCCCTTGCGAAAATTAGACGGGAGAGGTGGGTGAAGAAGCAGCGAACAGATTACCTAGCTGTTTTTCATAGACGGCATCGATACGGAGTAACGCCAACGATTTACGACCAAATGCTCCAAGATCAAGACAATGCGTGTGCCGCCTGTCGGATTCCATTTACCGAAACAAGGCGGCCACGAATCGATCATTGCCACAAGACCCAAAAGGTACGGGGCCTTCTTTGTCATCAGTGCAATACCTCGGCGGGAATCATTGCAGACAATCCAGAGACCTTAGAGAGGATAGCTAAATACTTGCGGAACGCTGAGGAGAAGGAGGGCTATGCCCAAGCAAAGGGTAGTGATTCCGAACGTAGAGATGCCGCCAAAAGTCGTAGAGGTTGAATGGTTAGACGCCGCAATCCACCCCGACTACGACGGCGACGCCAAGGGCTCGCCAGGCCGAGTCACGCTCCTGACGGTCGGGTATTACGTGAAGAAAACGGGGAAAGACATCTCCCTCGCCGTGGATTACGACCCCGAGCTCGAAACCTTTCGCACGCCGTCGGTGATCCGCCGCGGCGACATCACCCGGTTCACGCCGATGGCGGCGAGCCAACGAAGGAGAAAGTAATGCTGAATATCCTCGGCGTAGACATCTCCGTCCGCTCAGCGCTCCTGGCCCTCGTCCACACCGCGATCGAGACCGTCGTCATGGTCGTGTGGCTCGCGCTGGCGCTAGATGCCGCTGGCGTCGAGACAAAGATGAGTAGCGCGGGCATCGCGGCCGTGACCGTCCTCTTCGTCGGCCTCTTCATCGAGCACGTCGTGGCGTTGGCCCCCGGGAAGGTGGCCTAGTCGGCGAGACAATCATGGAGAAAGAAATGACAGACAAAGAGCGCATCGACGAGTTGGAGAAGAAGGTCAAGAAATTAGAACAGAGGCCACAGCCGGCATTTGTTCCGGTTCCTTATTACTACCCGCACTATATTCCGGTATGGCCGCCAACTTATCCGGCCTACCCAAACTGGATTACCTATACCAGTGGAAGTACGACGGTGACTACCAACGCTATCCCAGGAAAGTTTTATCCCATCCCCTGAATGGGACCTCACCGCCGAGCGCGAACTCTGGCGGCACTTCTGCGGCCGAGACTTCTGGTGGTTCCTGCGCATCGCCTGGGGCGTGGAGTGGTACATGAAGTACGACCCCTCCAACGCCTGGCTGACCCCACGGCTCCACAAACCCGTCGCCGAGTGGCTCCAGGCGCGAGTCGAGGAATGGGAAGAAAGGAGAGGACATGGCATCAAGAAGAGAACGAAGGTCGCACTCATCATCCCACGCTCCTTCGGCAAAACAGTCATCGGCACTAAGGCCCTCACCCTATGGGCTCAGTTGCGAAACCCCGACATCTCTTCGTTCATTGGGAGTGAGACCGCAACCAAAGCCATCGACTTCCTCTACCCCATCAAGCTCGTCATGGAAGGAACCGACCCCAACGCCTGGTTCATCTGGCTCTTCGGGAACTGGTACAACCCAGACAGGCCGTGGAGCGCGACCAAAATCGTCCACGGAGCACGCCGCTCGACAGCGCGTTCTGAAGCTTCTTTTGACACCTGGGCCGTGGAGGGAGGAATAACCGGTGACCATCCCGACTGGGGAGTCTTTGACGACCCCCTCTCCGAGGAGAAGCTCAAGGAAAGCGGAACCTGGCTATACACTGTCAATCAGTCGCTTGCCGCGTTGCGTCCCGCGTTCCGTACTGACTCTTTCTTCATGCTTTCCCTTACCCGATATCGAGACAACGATGTTGTGGGAACTTACCTACCTCTCGAAGGAATCCGATCGTGGTCTGGAATGGATCCTCCCAATGGTGCGTTCGAGCCTAAACCTGATGGTGAATGGGATGTCTACTTCCTTCAAGCGCTTGATGGCTCGGGTGAGTCTATTTTCCCCGAAATCTGGCCCACTCCCGAACTCCGAAAGTACGAAGAAACCCGCCCCGTCGAGTTCGCCGCCCAGATGATGAACGAGCCCGGCTCCGGCGAGCACATGGCGCTGACCAGCGAACAGGTCGCGCAGATGTGGGTCGAGCCCAACGACGTGCCGCGGAACCTCATCCTCACCCTCCATATCGACACCGCCTTCAAAACCCCCGACAGGAAGGGGCGAGGCGACGAGTCTGTCATCCAGGTCTGGGGCCACGACCAGAAAGGAAGCGGGGATGTCTATTACCTCGAAGGGTATGGATCCGATCGCTGGCGAATCGAGGACTTCACCGACGAACTCATCAAGATCGTCCAGCGCCGAAAGCGTGAGCTTTACCGCATTCGCTGCATTACCGACGAGAAAGAAATGGGTGGGAAGACCGGGGCGTGGACCAACTGGCTCCAGTCCGCCTTTCACGGGGCGGGCCTCGTCCTACCTCCTATTATCCAACTGGGCCGCACCCGATCAAGGAAGCATATCCGAATTCAAGAGGCAGCAGGCTTCTGGGTTGACGGCCATGTACGGCTGGTTAGGGGAGCACCCGGAGTTCAGAAACTCATCGCTCAGATGGTTCGCGCAGGGATATCAAGCCATGATGACTGGGCTGATGCAGCAGCAGATGTATTCGCCCCCGATGTCTACCAACCCATGCTCAACCCATCCCTCGGAACCGGTGACGAAGGAGGCTGGCCTGCCCAGCCAGGAGACGACATCCTAGGAAGGAGACTCACGAACGATGCAGTCCGACAAATCTACGATTTCCAGAACGGAACCTTCGTTGATGAGTGGGAACTCGACGACCGCCATTCCAGCTAGCGTCTTCTGGACGGACTACCACGACGAGCTCTCCCACATCCGTCTCCAGCAAGCGGCGGCGAGCCTTTCACCGCCACATACTCTCTACTTCGACCTGGAGGTGCGCCGTGGACCCGACGAATACGGCGGAGACTGGGAGCGAGTCCGCCGAGAAGGCGGCGTCTCCGTCCTCTGCATCTGGGACGAGCGAGAAGGACGCCCTTACTTCTATGACGATCACACGCTGGCCGAGGCCGCTGAGAAATTATCTTCGGCCGACCTGGTGGTCTCATTCAATGGGGCCTGGTTCGATGTCCCTCTTCTCGAAAACCATCTCCTACGAAACATCTCACTGGTTGAGCACCTTGATCTCTTCGCCCTCGTCAAATCTGGACTGGACCGGGCTGGTAAAAGTTTCCGGGGGCATGGCCTCGATGCTCTCGCACAGGCCACTCTGGGAAAGGGGAAGAATGGCTCGGCAAGCAGAGCGCCCGAACTGGCAAGAGTGGGTCGTTGGGCTGAACTCACCAATTATTGCCTCGAAGATGTTCTCCTAACCCGCGATTTGGGGCACTTCATTGCTCGGGAGGGGTATGTCATCGACAAGGATGGCGAGCGGCTTCTCCTTTCTGTCCCAGACTGGTATCGCACGCCCGCTCCGGCCGCTTAAACTCCGCGTCCGGCACCGGGAAGAGGTCAAACGATGGAAGAAACGGCACCCCGACAAGGCTCGGGCGAACGCGCGAGTCAATTATCGGAGGAATCGAGCCAAGTTTTGCGCCCGATCGAGGCGGCAGTATCGGCAAAAGCCCGAAATTAGGCTTCGTGCAGACCTCCGCAAGCGTTATGATATGTCTCTCGAAGACTATATGGCGCTTCTGGAGGCCCAAAATGGTAAATGTGCCATATGCGGTGGCGGCGAGACAGGAAAGTTCTCCCGCCTGAGCGTCGATCATGACCATGTGACTAAGAAAATACGCGGGTTGCTGTGTTCATCGTGCAACGCGGGGCTAGGAAGGCTAAAAGACAGCGAAGAACTGTTAATAAGGGCGCTAGAATACCTCCGTAATGCAAAGTTAGCGCCTAACTCTTAACAAGCGGGCTTTTTGCCGCCGAGGCCAAGGATGGCCGACAGAACATACCCATCAATCTCAAAAGATCCTAGCCCAGTCGGGTTCAGGGACCAAATATGCAACCTAGTCAGCGATCGAAGGGTTCTTTCCGAGCGGTATTACACCGGCTTTCGCCGGCAGTTGCCGGAGCTTTACGGTCTCTACCGTGGCACGGAAGCGGGGCGGAAAGCTCCGTTCAAGAACTCCGTCCACATCCCGCTAATCCTCTCCGTAGTCCAGTCGGACGTAGCGCGGAAGGTCCAGACCTCCTTCGGTGCCTGGCCGATCGTGGGATTCGTGGGGTATGGTCCCGACGACGCCCCAATCGCACGTCGGCGCGAGGCACTCATCCACGCGCAGATGAAGGATTGCGACAGTTTCCAGAAAGCCTACAATCTCTTCCTGACCGCCGACCTCTACGGCACCGCGGTCGCCCGCTGGGGCTGGACACACCGCGAGCAGGAGATGATGATCTCCAACCAACTCGCCCTGCCCGTCTCCGGCGAGAAGACGACCGTCAACACCTTTCAGAACGTCGTGACTTTCGACGGTCCCGACTGGCAGCCGCTAGACCTCCTCGACTTCTTCCCCCAGCCGGGGGTACGGACCATCCCCGACATGGATTGGTGCTGCGAGCGAGAATATCTCGACCTAGACGCGGTGAGAGCCCTTGCCCGACCGGACGAAGATGGGAGAGTCGTCTTCGACCCGGCCGAGGTTGCCCGCATGGAACGCGAAGGCATCGGAGTTGCCAAGGTCACGGACGACTGGAAGTCTTGGCGCTCCCAGGGGCCGACTCTTGAAGACGAAAATCAACGTTACGCTGAAAAGTATGCCCGTCCCATTGAGATCATCCATATGTGGGGACGCATACCGTCGGAACTCGCCAGCGATGGCGTGGTTGACCGCGTTATCTCAGTCGCTAACGGAAACTACCTCCTACGGAATCGCCCGATACCATTTTGGTCCGGACTTAAGCCGTATGGCTCCTATAGTCCAATGCCTGACCCTCATTACTTCTTTGCAGCGGGCAAGGCGGAGGTCTCGGCCAAGCTCCAGGTAATCGCCAACCGCTTCACGAACCAACAACTCGACGCTCTGGACATCTTCATCGACCCCGCGTTCTTCTACAACACGAACTCTGGGCTAAATACTCGCAACCTCCTGATGCGCCCCGGCAAGTTCATCCCCATGCAGGGAAACCCGCAGGACGGGATCATGCCGGTGGTGCCGAACCTCCAGGGCGTCCAGATGGGTGGGCAGATGACCGCCGTCATCTGGAACTGGATGCAGCAGGGAACGGGGATCATCGAAGACACGGTTCAAGGCGGTCCCGGCTCGCGCCAAACCGCACGAGAGTATATCGGCCGTGCCGAGGCTGTCGCCACTCGCCTAATGTTGGAGAGCCGGCTATTCGAGGAGGGCTTCCTCGAACCGCTCGCAGACACATTCGTCGATCTCAACCGCCAGTTTATGACCGAGGATCGGGAGGTATTTATTCTCGGCCCGAACGCGAAGATCGACCCAGTTACTGGCCTGCCCATTCCCGACTCTACGCGGCAGACGATCACGGGATGGGACCTCGTTCCCAACTACGAAGCGAAAGCGGTCGGAGCCACGACTCGGCTTGGGCGGGCCAACAGACAGCAGAATCTCACCTTCCTCCTGCAAGCGGCTTCCGCCAACCCCATCTCCGCCGCGGCGGTGAACTGGATCAACTTCTTCCGCCAGGTCTTCCGCGAGTTCGAGATCGACAACATCAACGAACTCATCGAGAGCGAGCCCGCGATGAAAGCGAAGCTCGCGCAGACCGGAGCCCAGCGAGCCGATCAAGTCCCCGAAGTCGGCGGACAGCCGGGCGGGATCAACGAGTTGGCGAACTTCCTCGGACAGGGCGGGCCGCAGCAATGACCCAGGGCCTCTCACGCGAGCATGAGCTTCTCGCAAACCTTCTCCAGCATCCGGCGTGGGAGGGAATCCTCAAGCCTGTTGTGGCTGACCAGGTTAAGCTATACTATTCACAGTTAGTAGATCCATCGCAGTCTCGGCAGAATAGAGCCAGCGATGACTTCATCCGCGGCGCGATCGTGTCGCTCCGGTGGGTGGTAGAGTATCCGCAGGCAGAAATCGATGCGGCGATGAGAGAAGTGGAAGAAGATGTAGCCGCTGCCAGGGAGGTGGCGGAGGTGATACCCCTTTTCGGAGGCGGCCGACCCGGCTCCGAGATTGGAGAAGCGCATGGACGCGCAGACGAAGGAAGCGGCGGAGTCCCTTGACGTTCTAGCCCGTATCGCAGGCGATGCCTACGATAAGACGGGTGGAGATGTCTTCGGCACCGAGCCACCGCCGGTAGAGAGCCAACCTCCTGCCGAGCAGGCCGAAGTTCCGGCCGAGCCTACTGAGCCGACGAGTGAAGGGACTACCCCTCTGCCCGCCC